AACATATTTACGCCACCGTCAAGAGAGAGAGAGAGAGATTGTCTTACGAACGACAATTCTACGCTCTGCGATTTAACAAAAAGACCAACGGAGAGTGTATCTACGGTTTCCCAATGGTGCGAGGGGCGTGGTGCAATTCAAGACTCAAGGTGCAACCGCTTGAGTCAGTCCGAAAAACAAACATACGAGAAAATGTTTTATCAAATACCTGTTCGGAAAAGCCCGGAAATGCAAGGGCAGATAAAAGGTTTTCCCGGTGTTCGGATTGCTCGATGGTGCGGCAAACTCAAAATGGAGTGTTTTCTACTCGCTCCCTTGCACAAGGAGCAGATATAAATATTGTGCAATATCTCGGTATTGCCGCAGATGAGCCTGAACGAATTAAACGCCACACTCGCCCCGGTATTGTACTACCTTTAGTAGATATAGGATGGGACGAGGAATATTGCCGCAAATGGTGCGAGGAAAATGATTTACTTTCACCTATATACACTACGGCGGCACGAGGTGGATGTTGGTTTTGCCACAATCAGTCAGTAGAACAATTACGGTTACTACGACAAACCTACCCCGATTTATGGCAGTTGTTATTGAAATGGGATAAGGATAGCCCGGTATCGTTTAAGCCTGACGGACATACTGTTCACGATTATGACCTTAGGTTTAATTATGAGGACACCGGGATAATTCCTACCGACAGAAAATTTAGATGGCAAATGCTAAAAGACAGGCGTTCGGAATGGCTCGCTAAATTATTAGGAGGTGAGAATGTTTGAATTGGCAAACATACGATACTGAGGTTTTTGCTCACGATTTTATTGTCATTTTTAAGGACAGGGAAACGAAAGAGTTTGCGGTCTTTCATAATGACAATGCCGGGGCAAAAGACTTCATCAACGATAATTCAATCTATTGCGGCTTTAACTCCAAAGGCTACGACCAATACATCATCAAGGCGATTTGCTCAGGTTTTTCCCCTGAGGAAGTTAAGCAGGTCAATGATTGGATAATCGGCGGCGGTCAAGGTTGGCAATGTCCTTTGCTCAACGGAGTCTACTATCGTTTTAACAATGTCGATATTATGGACGATGTTCAGCGTGGTCTATCCTTGAAAGCCATCGAGGGTCACTTGGGTATGTCAGTTGAGGAAACAGAGGTTGACTTTAATCTCGACAGACCTCTTACGCCTGAGGAACTTGAACTCGTGATTAAATACTGTAAGCACGATGTTGATGCTACCGAAAAACTGACAGAAATCCGTATTGACTACCTCAAAACAAAACTTAACCTCGGCAAGAGAGCCGATATTGACGAGGTAAAAGCACTTTCGGCAACAAACGCTAAACTCACCGCAATGATGCTTGGTGCGGTAAGGCAGGAATGGAATGACGGCAGAGATTATGTCTACCCTCCAAACCTCGACCTATCCACAATCCCTCAGCCTGTGTTGGAGTTCTTTGAAACCATCCACAATAAAGAAATACCTGACGATGACTTATTCAAAACATACTTTGAAATGGAAATCGGCGGTATGCCTTGTAAATGGGCTTGGGGCGGCGTACACGGTAGTTTGACCGGGTATTACGAGGAAGCAACCGACACACGAGTTATTCAAAATCGAGATGTGTCCTCGCTATATCCCTCGCTAATTGAGGAATATAATTACCTCTCTCGTAATGTACCTAACCCTGACCTGTTCTATGCCATCCGCAAAGACAGAATTGCGGCAAAGCATAATGGCGATACTCAGACGGCAAAAGACCTGAAACTGCCACTTAATACAGTATCAGGTGCTCAGGAAAATCAATACAACGATTTGTATGACCCCCTGCCTACACGCTCTCTCCGTATCTCAGGTCAGTTATTCCTCACAATGCTTGCAATGCAATTACTGCAAGCGTGTAAAACCATTAAATTGCTCAATCTCAATACCGATGGTTTGGCGTACTCGGTAGATAAAACCGAATTGCCGATTGTCGATAAGATTGCGGCAGAATGGGAAAAGACAACGAGATTTGAATTGGAAACCGATGAAATCTCAAAAATTTGGATAAAGGATGTAAATAACCTCCTGATTATCCAAACCAATGGTAAGGTCAAAACCGTAGGTGGTTACTTGAATTACGGTATCTCAGTTAAGGGTGCGTGGGCGATTAACAATAATATGATTATCGTCAAAAAGGCTCTGATTGACTACTTCGTAAAGGGTACACCTGTGGAGGACACTATCAACGGCAGTACTGACATCTTTGATTTTCAGTTGATTGCGAAAGCCGGTGCAAAGTACAAGGAAGCATATCATCTTGTGGATGGAGTGAAAATGCCTGTCCAAAAGGTCAACAGAGTATATGCGACCTCGGATGAGCGATACGGCAAATTGTTCAAGGTCAAGGCTGAGAACGATGCAACGGCGAAAATTGAAATGTTGCCGGAACACTGCATCATTGACAACGATAACCACTTATCAATCGAGGATGTGGATAGGACATTCTACATTGAAATGGCTCGGAAACGAATTAACGATTTTTTAGGCATTAAGCCTGAACGAAAAAGGAGGACTACACAAATGGCAACAACCACAAAGAAAACGGAGGTTAAATCAATGAATGTTTTTGAAAAATTGCTCACTGCGAGAGTTCAGTTCCTTAACAGTGGAGCGAAAAAGACAGGTAAGAATATGCACCTTGCCTTTAAGTATTTTGAACTTGATGACATCGTGCCGATTGCTACAGGTATTTTCGCAGAACTCAGACTGCTCCCTTGCGTGACATTCAACAATGAAATCGCAAAAATGGACATCATCGACATTGATAACCCCTCCGATGTAATCACTTTCACCTCTCCTATGAGAGAACTCACAGGAAATAACGCAGTAAACGCTATGCAAGCACTTGGCTCTACGGAAACCTATCAGCGTAGATACCTTTATATGATGGCTCTCGATATTTGCGAGCCTGATAATATCGAGCCTACTCTGAACAATAACACCTCTGAGAGTCCTGCACCTGCTCAGACCGCCGCACCTATCCCGGTCACTACACCTACTGCCCCTCAGACTTCCGAAAAGCCCCTTACCACTCCTGACGGTAACGCAAGCCCTTTACAGATTAAGCAGATGAAAGAACTGCTCAAGAAACTGAAAGATGCTGACCCCACCAAAGAGGAAATGATTGCAAAGATTGCAGTTGACACTAAGGGCTTCACCGTGATTTCAAAAGCAGATTGTGAAACCCTGATTGTAAAAATCGGAGAAATGTTAGAGGGAGGTAACTAATATGTATATCAATCCTTTTGTAGCAGGTGTTCTTGCTACGATTATGGTAGAGATTATCGCTTGTATCGTCTATGCGTTTGTAAAAACAGGAGGTAAGAAATGAAAGACATTAAGTGGAACGGCTCAAGCATCAAGATTGAGCCACCTGCCAAAACGAAAAAGTTGACAGGTACTCGCTTTGCATCGGTACTCGGTGCAGACCCGTGGAATACGGCATTTAAGACTTGGTGTGCCGTAACAAAGACCTATGAGGAAGCGTTTGAGGGTAATAAATACACTCACGCCGGTGAAATCATCGAGCCTAAAGTGTTCGATTTCCTCAGAAAATCTATGGGCTTTGGTAACAGGCTCAAGACCCCTACCGATATTTACGGTGCAGATTATTTCAACAAAACTTGGGGTGACTTTTTCCGTGATACTCCGATTTTCGGTGGTATGTGGGATGCTCTCATTTACGGAGAGAGTGACACGCCTGAGTATGTAGTTGAGGTCAAGACCGTTCAGATTGACGGTAGAAGCGGTAACCTTGAGGAAAGATGGAAAGACGGTGAAGCCCCTCATTATCAGGCTCTACAGGCGGCACTCTATGCGTACCTGCTCGGCATTGATAATGTGCTGATGGTATGTGTAACTCTTGAGGATAAAAAGGGTGATTACGAACATCCTGAGCAGGTCACACCGTCCTTTGCAAACGGCAATGTTTACATTGATGAATTTAAGGTGTCTGAGCGTTATCCGAACTTCGACCTCTATGTAGAACAGGCTACGAATTGGTGGAACACCTTTGTTGCAAAGGGTGTCAGCCCTGAGTTCGATGAGAAAAAGGATGCAGACATTCTTGCGGCTCTCAGAACAAACTCTCTCAATCCTGAGTCAGATATTTCTGCTCTCGTAACAGAAGCGGAAGCCCTTAAAGCAGAAATTGATGCGGTCAATGCAACGATTGCTGACAAGGAAAAAAGACTCAAGAATGTAACCGAACAGATTAAGCAGTACGCTCTTAGTCAGTTCCGTGAGGGTGATAAAAAGGTCGAAATCAAAGGCTCTCGCCTGACCTTTGCTCTCTCTAAGACGGTTTCTGAAAAATTCAACGACAAGGCTTTTAAGGAAGCAAACCCTGAGGAATACAATAAGTACCTCGGAAAAATTGAAAATTATAGGCTCACAACGAGCGAAATTAAGGAGGATAAATAATTATGGCTACAATTCCTATGACAAGCGGTTTTTCTCTCTGCCCGGAGGGTATTCACATTTTCCGTATCTATGCGGTTGATTACAAGCAGGATTTTGGAAAAATCGAAATCAAGATGGTAAATGCTCAGGGCATTACCCACATCGAACGCTTCTCCCTTATGAGTAACGGTGGCGTTGTAAACGAAAAGGCTTGTAACGCTTTCAGTTACTTTGCAAAGACCGCACTCAATAACTTCGGTCTTGAGGAAATCGACCACACCGACCTCATCAATCATTACATCAAGGCTCAGGTCGTACATACGGCAATGCCCTCGAACAAAGACCCCAATAAGACCGTTACTTTCGCTAATCTCGGTGACAAGTGGGCGGCAGATGGTTTCGATACTACCCCTGTTAAGAAAGCACTTACTCTCGGAACAGAAAACGATGTGCCTAAGACAGAAGCCCCTGCTACCGTTCCTGAGCAGACTGCGGCAAGCGGCTCTCTCGACCTTGAAGCCCTGCTCAAGTAATTTTTGAGTAGTCTGAGAGGGTGCATCTCGTACCCTCTCAAGACACTCTGTGAAAGGAGGTATATTTTATGATTATTGATAGCGGTGAGCGTAGAAAATTTGATACAGGAGCAGTTCGTGACATCGGTGAGGGAAAAGGTCGTTGTGACCTACTTCCACTCGATGTCGTTAGCAGTTTGCTCTCGGACAATCTTATTCTCGCACATATAGACAGATTTATTCGAAACGGAGATAATTTTGAACTCGTAAACTGTCTAAAACAGTTTGCAAAAGACCTATCCACCGACCTCCCCTCATTGATTATTGAGGTGTCAAAGCATTACGAGGACGGAGCGAGAAAATACACAGAGAGGAATTGGGAAAAGGGCATCCCTCTCCATTGCTACATTGACAGTGCCACAAGGCATTATCTGAAATGGCTGAGAGGTGACAAAGACGAGCCGCACGATAGAGCCTTTACTTGGAACATCCTCGGTGCATTGTGGACAGTATCGCACTTTCCTGATATGAATGACTTACCTTTTAATAGGGAGGGAATGAACGATGATAAACACTCCCTATCAGAACTTGGCACAAGCGATAATTGTTAAAGCGGCTGACGATTATCGTAATGCCCTAAGAGGTGACGGATATGGTAATTACTCAGCCGGTCAGGTAATCGTTGAGTGCGAAAAGTTTTTTCCGTTCCTCTTGGTTTATGGTACTAACAAAAATTGATGGAGAGGTCTTAATCGAAAAACTACAACAGGAGGTATATTCATAATGAATGTAACATTAGTTCAGGCTACGGCAGAGCCTATTGAAACGATTGCAAAAATCGCTTCTATCTGCTATGACTCCGACCCTAAAAACCCTCTCGGATTGGTAAAGCATCTTTACAAAAACGGACATCATAGTGTGTTCGAGCATATTTACTTTACCTTTAAGATTGAGGGTATCTCTCGTGCGTGTTCTCATCAGTTGGTAAGACACAGACATTGCTCTTTCACTCAGCGTAGTCAAAGATACTGCTCTGAGGATGGATTTGGTGTAGTAGAGCCACATTCTATTGAGAAAATTGATAGTAAAGGTGGTTATGCCAATCTAATGTCCCATATTGAGGACAATTATGTTGAATTACAGGCTATTGGAGTACCTAACGAGGACGCTCGTTATGTTCTCCCCAATGCTTGCGAAACCTCGCTTTATCTGTCGTGCAACCTGAGAGAACTTATCCACATTGCTAATGAACGCCTGTGTACTAAGGCTCAATGGGAAATCAGAGAATTGGTATCTCAGATGTGTTCTCTCGTAAATCCTGAACTCTCGTTTATGCTCGTTCCTAAATGTAGGAGTGGTAGAATTATCTGCAATTCTCCCTGCGGTGAGCAAAAATGAGAATTAAGAAATATCACGGTAAGGTATTTGGTGCAGAATTAACTGCGGCAGAGCGTAAAGCAATGGACATTGAAATCAATCGGCAAATTGCAGAAAAAGATGCACAATATGCGGCAGATATTGATGCTCTCGTACTTTATGTACTGATGGTACGCTACGGTTGGAAAAAGAAGCGGCTCAGAAAATTTTGGGATGCTTTCAATGCCGAACACAAGGCTCTGCGAGATTTCTATATGATGGACGAGCCGGGAGATAATGAATGGCTCGCACATCGAATGTTGAAAGACATTGGCGTGGATATTCACCAATGGTATCAGGAGGATAAAAACAATGGGCTATCGTAAAGTAGGCTACTTGGAGCAGTTGTGGTATATCCTCAAGCACTCTCTTAAAAATCTAATTAAAAGGAGGAAACACTAATGAACATCAAACATACAGACGGTATGGTAACTTTTATTATGAGGACAGGCAAGGACTTTGTAAAGAGTCAGATGCCCCTCGCAAATGCAGTAGCAATTCAGAACGCAGGTAAAGAGGTTGTAGAAACCGACAAGCGTGGTTTCGGTGTGGAACTGTGTGTAGACGATACATACTTTTTTCCCATCGACACACCTAAGGAAACCCCTAAGCCTGTTCGCAAAGGCAAGAAAAAGGAGGTTGCGGAATGAACAGACCTTACTACTCCGATTATGTAAGACACGCTATGCGTTTTTACTCTCGTTCCGTAATCAATTCTCGACAGGAAAAACCCTTTTTCAAAAGTGATGCCGACAAAAAGAATTGGCAAGCCTGTTACAATGCTCTGAAAGATTTTTCTGACAGAGATAGAGAAATGCTCGTAACAGTCTATGCCGGTTTCGATACCCTCCCTGATGAGGTATATCAGGCGGCTCAGAAATTCAAAATCGACCAAAATGTGATTTGGGACTTGATGAAAGTCTTTGAGCGTAAGGTAGCAAAAAAGAGAGGTCTAATGTAATGATATTAAAGAACATACCTGAGGAATTACAAAATCTCAATCAATGGGTATGTTCTCGCTCTGACAGTAAAGTACCGATGAGAGCGTTTGAAAACTCAGCCGCTTCATCGACAAATCCACTCACTTGGAGTTCCTTTGAAACTGCAATCAATGCCGTTGCCGATGGATGCTATGACTATATCGGCTTTGTGTTCAACGACAACGGCATCGTGGGTGTAGATATTGATACAGGATATGACGAGGATGGATTTCTCACCGAACTCGCCGCAGATATTATCGGCAGATGTGAGTCCTACACGGAGAAATCCAAAAGCGGTAGAGGGTTTCATATACTGCTCAAAGGTACTTTACCATTTAAGGGCAAGAACAATCTCAATGGTGTGGAGATATATAAACAGGCTCGTTATTTTATTATGACCGGCGATACGCTTCTTTATAATCAAATCATCGAAAATCAAGATGCGATTGATTATATCGTTGAAAAATATTTCCCGGATGTTAGAGAAAACGAGTCTACAGGAAAACCCTATACCAATCGGATTTATACGCCTATTTGGGAAAAGCCCCAAAGCAGAATTAAACTCAGACCTGTATACCCTCGTATTCCTGATGGATGCAGAAATATCTGTCTTACCTCTCTTGCCGGTATGCTCCACAATCAAGGATATAGTCCTCAGCAGATTTACGATGAACTTGTCTACTGCAATACCGTAGCCTGTGAGCCGTGTCTACCTGAGCGAGAACTTGAAACGATTGTTGGAAGCGTAACGCGATATAAAAGATAGGAGGTTTCATATATGCGTATAAAAGACTGTCAAGGCTCTAACTGCTCTTACTGCGTAAGACGAGTATGGAGTCACGAGTACGAGCCTAAGAACTACCACAAAATTGGTATGTCACACGCTTATGCGTATTGTAATCTCCATCAGAAAAGAGTATCGGAGGTTAAACATTGTTCACAGTACGAACGCTTGAACGGTCAAATCGGATTGTTTGATGACGATGAACGATGTCCGGGCTACTGCGGCGTAACCTGCGTTGATGGCTCGTGTCCTATGGCTAATAAGGACGAATATGCCGAACGAGGTTACGATGTAACTCACGACTGCTCGGAATGTGCTTACTACAAAGGTTGCGAGGATTGTGCCTTTGATGGTACAGAAATGTGTGCAAGGAGGGACACAGATAATGTATAAACGAAAATATAGTAAAGGAAAACAAATCACCTCTCTTGACGAACTTGCAAAGCAGGACTTTATATTTGTTTTCGATAAAATCACACACGGCGGTTGGTTTATGTCTTGGCAATTCCGACTCGCTAAATCCTATATAGACAGAGGTTGTCTATACTATGCAATCAAAAATTAGAAAGCGAGGTGAAAACAATGGCTGAATTAGAATACTATCAAATGCACAACGGCAATGTCATTGAGGACGAAAAAATGTCTGAAATGATGTTCCGTATTATGGCTCTCAAGCCACATCTGTCAATGGTGTACTCTTGGGATGACATCGGTATGGCTACTCTTATGAGTGACATTTATAACAACGAAATCCGATATTGCCCTCAAAACGACTGTTGGTATATTTGGGATAAGTGTTGGATAAGACAGGGCGAGAACGGTGCTATCTCCGATATGCTACAGACTCTCCTTAATCTTATGGTACTCTACTGTATGGAAATCTCCGCACAGATTGATAAAGACGATGATACTGCTCAGGAACTTATCGACAAGTACCGTAAATACATCAGTTCTATCCGTAAATTCACGCAAATGCGTAATATTATGGAAGTCCTGAAAACAATGGTAAGAATGTCCCTCAAGGATATGGACACTAACCCTTATTTGCTCAATACTCCTACCGTAGCGTATGACCTCAAGACAGGAGCAATCGTAGATGACATTACACCTTATAATGTCACAAAGAAAACCTCCTGCTCACTTCCCAATGCGTTCACGAAACCCTGTAAGAGATGGGCTAAATTCATTGACGAGATTATGTCCGGCGATAAAGAAAAAGCCGCTTTCCTACAGAGAGCCATCGGATATAGCATCCTCGGTATCAACCGTGAGGAATGTATGTTTATGGCTTATGGAGCAAAGACACGAAACGGAAAAGGTACTTTGTTCTCTACCATCAATACCGTACTTGGTGAGGACTACGCCGACTCCGCACCGACAGGACTTATCTGCGAGAGTCCAAACGGCAGAGTAACGGACTTTAATGCCCCTCAACCTGCTCTCGCAAAATTGGTAGGTACTCGACTCGTAAGAATGTCCGAGTCTGCAAGAGATGTCCGCTTGGATGCGGCAAGTATGAAAGCAATCACAGGTAGAGATACCCTTGTAACTCGTGGACTCTTTGAAAAGTCTTTCAGTTTCGTCCCTCAGTTTACCCTGTGGCTCGAAACAAACTATCTCCCTGCCGTAACGGATGATACTGTCTTTAACTCAAATCGTATTTGGGTAATCGAGTTCAATCAGCAGTTTCTTGGTAACAATCAGGATAACTCTCTAAAGGAACTCTTTGCTCTCCCTGAGAATAGACCGACTATCTTAAAATGGATTTTCGATGGGTGTCTTGACTATCTCAAGAACGGACTTAACCCTCCTGAATGTGTCCTCTCTGCGACTCAGAACTATCGTAAGATGCACGACAGGATTGGTAACTTCCTTGAGCAGTCCTGCGACTTGGGTGAGGACAAAAAAGTGCTTAGAGGTATACTGTATTCTGCATATTCAAATTGGTGTTGTAAGGCAGATAATAAGTATAAGCCTATGAGCAGTACGAAATTCTACAACGAAATTGCTATGCGTGGTTATCCGATTAAGCACAGAAATGACGGAACATTCGTGTTCGGATTGGATATTAAAAATGTCAGTCCGACTACCGATGGGAAAATCAAACTCTAAAAAGTGACAGAAGTGACACTTTTTCATTCCCCTTATGTGTAGAGAATTATAATATAGTGATAAAAGTGATAAATTTTTATTCCCCTTATGTGTAGAGAAAATAAAATATACTCTCTTTTCTATATAGGGAATTAGGGTATCAAAAACTGTCACTTTTATCACCTGAGAAATGGAGGTAAAAATCGTGGATAAAAAGGAACTCTCTGAGGTTGGGTCTGAGATTGTGAAAAAGAAACCTCGTGGAAAGAGTATTGCGGAAGTCAACGAGCCGAATGTCGAGCCGGGTGATAATGCAAAGTATCTGTTGGTGAGTATGAAACTCGCAGGATTGCCAAAGGTTGATTTGTACGACTCTGATGCGGTACAGGAACGACTTGATTTGTATTTTCAGATACAAGCAGAAGCAGATATGAAACCGACTGTAGCAGGTATGGGATTGGCTCTTGGTGTTGACCGTAGGCGTTTATGGGAGATTAAGACAGGCAATACACATAATAATACACTGCCTGACCTACCGAAAGCAACTTCGGACTCAGTAAAAAGAGCCTATGAAATTATGGAAAATCTATGGGAAAATTATATGCAGAACGGCAAAATCAATCCTGTTTCCGGCATTTTCCTCGGCAAGAACAACTTTGGGTATCAGGATAAGACCGAATATGTGGTTACTCCGAATGTTCACCAAGATGCCGACTATGACACAGAGGATGTCAAGAAACGCTATTTGACGGACGGTAACGACTCTTAAACGACTTTCCGACTCTTGCGACTCTTGCGACTTTCGACTTTGCTAACGACTTTAGCAACTTTCCGACTATGGCAACTATGAAACAAAAGAACGGCGGCTCGCCCTCTCGAAAATTTGGGAGGATGAGCCGTTTTTCTCGTGGATTTTTGGCGAAAAATTCCGCTTTTCAGGTCGTGCCGGTCTGCTTTTCGGCTTTTGGCGTTCCGTGGTTTAGATTTTCTTACCCTCTCAGAGCCGTTTTAATGCCCCTCAGAGCCGTTTTAATTGCTCGGTAGTATCTCTATACCCCTAAATAATAAAAGCCCTCAGAGAGCCGCTAAAAAGCCACTGAGAGCGTTTATATTTTGCCGCTATGCCTGAGAGCATAAGAAAAGCCCCGGAGCAGTTAAGCCCCGGAGCAGTTATATTATTATCTTGAGATTTTCAGCAGTTCCGCAAGCACTACAAGCGGAATAATTAAAATACAAATCAATGTAAACATTAGGCGGTCACCTCCTGAAAAGGATTTGCGACAGTTTGAACAGTTACCCATAAATCAATATATTGTTTTACCCATCCCCGGCGGTCATTGTCAAAGTCAGTTGATGCAGTCAGGACAAAACCCACTTGCACCGCTTCGCCGGTTTTAGTATCTCTATACATAGGACATTTATTTTTTATAGCATTGTCGGAAATGTCAATATAATATTGCTCCTTTACTGCTTCTTGATACTTTTTCAAGGCTTCGCCCATTGTGGCGGCTTCCGTGGTTACTTCTCTAATAATGCCGGAGTCAATCCACCATTTTTTATTATTGTATGGTTTCATTGTGGCGGCGGTTTTGAATTGATATAACATTGTTTTATTCCTCCTTAAAATATAGGCGTGTCAAATAAATAACGGCGGTTTTGCTTGTGTCCCTCGTTCCAAAATTCAACGAGTGCGGCGGCTTGTTTTCTTGACGGACAAATATTTGCGGTTATAATGTTTTTAATTCTAAGCCGGGACAAAATATTGTCGGAGGGGCTAACCTTTACGACAAAGGCGTAATATTTGCCGTTTTCCTCTACTTGAACGGCGAAATAAAAATATTTTTTCATTATATTCTACCTCCGTTTAATAAACAAAATTCTTTTAACAGATTTTCAACGGCTTGTCGTTTTTCCTCGTAAGGGGCTTTATTTTCCCACGATAAAATATCACGGGCTTTTTGTTCATATTCTGTAATACCGTTTAAGCGTTTGCCGGGCATCCCTCTATAGCCGGTGCAAATGGTCACGCCGTACACCTCGAACACATCAAAATTCCATCCATAAACGCCGCAGGTGTAAGCCGTTGCACTGTGGTTATTTAATAAATACTGTAAATCGCAATAACCTGCGGATTTTACATTATAGCCGTATTCCCTGAGGGCTTTTGCAGTAGTTTTATATTTCATTGTTTTATACCTCCATTATAAATTGATATATTCTTGTTTATTGAGTCCGCAAAATGATTTAATGTGTTTTCCTGTTGTGGCTGTCCATCCGTTCCAAAGTTTTTCGAGTGTGCCGTTTGCGTGTCTTGTAATAATGGGCGTTCCGTAAGAGTAGAGCGTTTCGGAGCCGTCAAAGTCAATATATACTTGTGCTTTACCTCCGAAAGATTTTTGCGTTGTTGTGGGCTTTAGTTCGTAGATTTTCATAATAATAAACCTCCTGAGATTTAATATATTTTGTTTGTGTATCTCAGATATTTCTGAGTACATACAAAGTATATCAGATATTTCTGAGTTTGTCAAGAGGTTTTGCAAAAATTTTTCAGATTTTTCTGAGGTTTTTTGTTTGTTTGTTTTTTGCTGAGTTTTCAAACAGTCCCGGAGATTTTACCGGGACAGACCCCCGGAGGGGGAGCAGGAACGGCGGCAGGAGGGGCAATTACTGCCTTGAATACGCCTGAAAAATAAAAAGTTAAATTTTTTTCTCAGAAATATCTTGACAAACTCAGAAATATCTGTTATACTATAGACAAATCCAAAGGAGGTAATGATTATGAAAGCCGCACTTGCACTTAAAGAAGTAATGAAACTCAGAGAGGTGAAACCTGCCGTACTCTGTGACAGACTCAATATCAAATCCAATGTTCTCTCGGAGCGTTTTAAGCAGGAGAACATCAGTGTAGTCAAACTCAATGAAATGCTCAAAGCAATGGACTACAAAATCGTTGTTGTTCCTCGTGATGCAAGAGTCCCTGAGGGTGGCATTGAAATCGAATAACCTTATAGGAGGTGTGCGTAATGATTTACGGATATGCAAGAGTAAGTACCAAAGGTCAGGACAAGTATGGTAATGGTCTTGAGGTACAGGAAAAGCAGTTAAGAGAGAATGGTGCTGAGGTCATTCTGTGTGAGAGTTACACCGGCACGAAAAAGCATAGACCTGAACTCGATAAGTTGTTTGGTCTGTTGCAGGAGGGCGATACTGTCATCGTTACAAAGTTAGACCGTATTGCTCGTAGCACTCGTGACGGATTGGATATTATAGATGAACTGCTCGCTAAGGGTGTTTCCATCAATATACTTAATATGGGTAAGTTCGATGATAGCCCTACAGGTAAGTTGATGCGGACGATATTCTTTGCCTTTGCTGAGTTTGAGAGGGATATGATTGTTCAGCGTACCTCTGAGGGTAAAGAGATTTGCAGGACTGACCCTAATTGGAGAGAGGGTCGCAAACGCAAAGAGCCTGTTGATTTTGAAAAATTCCTGAAAAAACAAAAAGACGGTGAAATGACCGTCAGCGAATGTTGCAAGGCAATGGGTATTGGCAGGTCTACTTGGTATGCAAGAGTAGCGGAGGTGAGTGTATGACTTTTGTATTTAAGGCTCAGAATAATGTGGAGCAGATGATTTGCGATACCGTACGAGCCATTGGTGGTAAGGTAGTGAGCCATAAAGGTACGGTTATTACTGCGAAATGGAGGTCAAAAAGGTATCTGACGGTGTTCCGCAAGACATTCAAATTCTATATAGGTAGTGATGTCGTTCGTGTGAACTACGGAACATATACAGGTAGTAATGGTCGTGGGATGATTACACTGAGTCACGGAAAAGGCGGCGGTATCGAGCGATTGTGGATGGAATTTGTTGAACAGTTGTTGGCTACTTATCCCGGAGTCGATTTTGGTATCAGAGGTTGTCCGATTACTCTTGATAGTATCAAAATTCTCTCAAATGGTATCGAGCAGGTGATGACAACAACGGCAGTTACAAATAATCATTGGTTTATCCCGGATATGACCTACGCCGTGAGTCAGAGTAAGAGTCGTTTTGCCAAAGAACTACTTGCATCCGCAATTTATTCCAACGGATTGCTTGTAGATGGTGTGCTGATTAAGAACTCGGCTACTTATAATGAGATTATGGCGAGTATGAGTAAGTATCAGAAATGATAGATATAAAAAGTGTGCAATGATTTGCAGAGGTGTTGAGTCCTCAGTAAGTCATTGCACTTTTTCTTTTTGGAGGTAATTATGGAAAAATTATTGAAAGCAATTTATGAGCGAGTTGAGGTGTCTACAGAGTATCGTGCATATAACGATTTGAAAGATATGTGTCGAGAAGCCCTTAAAACTGACATCGACCTCGGTGTGAAATATTTGAAACTGTTGTCGGAGCGTATAAGTAAAGTGATTGTATCTCTGACAAACAAGGACGATGCTCTCAAAATGTATCGTTTGCATAAGAGTGTGTTGCTCTATGCCGCACCGTATGATTTTGACTCATTTATCTTATATATAGAATGGAATAGAGAGCCTGATAAGAAATTCTATCCACCTCGGAGAAAAATTCTGAAAGAGGTCGTAGATGCTCTGCAACAGTTGGCGGATGATGAACTTGACCTGCTTGCTATCTCCCTCCCTCCCGGTTGCGGTAAGACCACTCTTGCGATTTTCTATCTGTGTTGGCTCTCAGGAAAAAGACCTGACCTACCGAAACTGACAGGCTCGCACTCGAACTCGTTTGTGCGTGGTGTGTACGATGAATGTCTGAGAATACTTGACCCTAACGGTGAGTATTTGTGGCACGATGTTTTTCCCGGTATTCAGGTGACAAACACGAACGCAAAGGATTGTCGTATCGACCTCGGAAAGCGTAAGCGTTTTGAAACTCTCGAATTTACCTCCATCGGAACAGGTAACGCAGGTCTATATCGTGCGGCAGATTTGCTCTACTGTGATGACCTTGTAAGCGGTATTGAGGTGGCTCTTAGTAAAGAGCGTTTGGATAAACTGTGGGAAACCTATACCACTGACCTTAGGCAGAGAAAAATCGGTAATGTCTGTAAGGAACTGCACATTGCTACACGATGGTCTGTTCACGATGTCATTGGTAGACTTGAGAGCGAATACGGCGGCTCTGAGAGAGCGAAATTCATAACTATCCCTGCTCTTAATGCTGAGGACGAGTCTAATTTCGATTATGCCTATGGTGTGGGTTTCTCAACGAAATTCTATCACGAGCAGAGAGATATTATGGACGATGCTTCGTGGAGAGCCTTGTATATGAACTTACCGATTGAGCGAGAGGGCTTGGTTTACGATGCAGACGAACTCAGACGATATTTTGACCTACCTGACGGAGAGCCGGATGCTATTCTTGGCGTATGTGATACTAAGGATAAGGGTAAAGACTACGCTTTCCTCCCGGTTGCGTATGTTTATGGCTCTGATTACTACATCGAGGATTGTATCTGTGATAATGGCTTACCTGATGTGGTCGATGCTCGGTTGTCAGATATTCTTGTGCGTAGGAAAGTGAAACTTTGTCGTTTTGAAAGTAATAGTGCCGGTGGTCGTGTGGCTCAAAAGGTACAGGATGAGGTCAAAAAGCGTGGCGGCATTACGCATATCACGACAAAATATACTACTGCCAATAAGGAAACAAAAATCATCGTCAATAGTGCTTGGGTTAAAGAGCATTGTCTGTTTAAGGACGAAAGTCTTTATAAGAAGTCGAGCGAGTACGGAAAGATGATGGATATGCTCTGTTCTTATACGATGGCAGGTAAAAATAAGCACGATGATGTTCCTGACGGTATGGCTATGCTTGCGGACTTCGCACAGAGTCTTGTCGGTAGTTCGGTGGAGGTTTTTCGCCGTCCATTCTAAAAATTTGCAAAAATAGTTCTAATTCTTGGAATTTACTATTGACAAGTTCAGATTTATATGATATAATTCTAGTGTGAAAATAGAATATCTATGTGTTTTTATAAATTTGGGCGTATATTTTACGGCAGGAGAATGACCTGCAATAAAATATACGCTCTTTATATTTTCTGAGAAAAGGAGGGATGATTGGTGAGTGCAAAAGAGATGTATGGTCGTAGAGTAATCTACACAGATGCTTCTGATATTACAGATAAGAATGTAGTAGCAGAACTCAATAAGGCTATGAATAAGCATCTCCTTAATCGTGGTGAAATTGAATATCTGTGGAACTACTACTGCGGCAAGCAACCTATCTTGGAACGCACAAAGCAAGTCCGTCCTGAAATCTGCAATCGCATTGTCGAGAACAGGGCAAATGAGATTGTTTCGTTCAAGGTTGGCTATCTTTGCGGAGAGCCAATTCAGTATATCGGTAGAAATGGTGAGGAAAGCGTTTCTAAGGGTATCGCTCGTCTTAACGAAATGATGTTCAGCGAGAACAAGGCTACGCAGGACAAGGAAATTGTTGAATGGCAAATGATTTGTGGTACTGCTTATCGTCTTGTATTACCTGATACTCCTTTTGATGAGGACGATGCACCGTTTGAAATGTTTACCCTTGACCCTCGTGACTCTTTCGTTGTTTATTCCAACGAGGTAGGCAATAAAGCGAGAATGGGTGTTAAGTATTGCACCGATGAAATGGGTATTTCTACCTATTCAGTATATAGTGATAAGCATTTTTGGAAAATCAAAGAGGGTAAAATTCTTGAGAGCAAATCTCACGCTCTCGGTATGATACCAATTTTTGAATATCCTGCTAATAACGCTCGTCTTGGCTCGTTTGAAATCGTACTCCCTCTGCTTGATGAGATTAACAACATTGCATCGAACAGAATGGACGGTATTGAGCAGTTTATTCAGGCGTTTATTAAGTTCGTAAACTGCGACATCACGGCTGAGGATTTTGAAGCCCTGAAAGACCTCGGTGCTATCAAAGTAAAATCCATCGAGGGTAATAACGCTGATGTAGATATTGTTACCAATGAACTCAATCAGAGTCAGACACAGATTACTAAGGACGATTGCTATAATGCCGTACTGACAATCTGTGGTATGCCTAATCGAAACGGTGGCTCATCTACCTCTGATACAGGTGCAGCGGTACTGCTTCGTGATGGATGGTCTTTGGCTGAAGCAAGGGCTAAGGATAGCGAATTGATGTTTAAGCAGTCTGAGCAAAAAGTGCTGAAACTCATTCTGAGAATTTGCCGTGATACTGCTACTGTACCGGCTGAGGTAAACGCACTTCGCTTAAAGGATATTGCTCTACAGTTCACTCGTAGAAATTACGAGAATGTTCAGAGTAAATCTCAGGTACTTGTTTCTATGCTCCAACAGACGAAAATTCATCCTCGTCTTGCCTTTACTTCGTGTGGTCTTTTCTCTGACCCTGAACAGGCGTATGCAGAGAGTATGATTTATCACGAGGAACAACAGGCTATTGCTTTGGAACAGGCGAGAGCAATGAGTCCCCAAAAGGAGGACGAGCCTGATGACGAGGAATGAAGCCGTTATGGTTATTTATGAGGTAATCAATAGCGGTATTATCTCGGAGGAATTAGAGCAGGAATTGACCGATGTGGCTCATTCAATTTGCTCGAACAGTTTTAGTGATTGTGAGCAGACCTCACCTCATTGTGAGGGATGCGAGTATCGAAAAAGTTGATTTAAGCAGAAATGCTTGATGATATGGCAGGGAAGCCGTAAATCGCAAATAGGAGAAAACCTATTCAAAAACAGAAATTTATAGTGAGGGAACACTTAAAAACGCAGGAGGTACATTATGAATATCAAGGATTTGCTGAAAGATGCCTATAAAGAGGGTATGACAGTTGAGGAAATCGAAACTGCCCTTGCAGGTATCGAACTACCGACAGATAACTCTGCCGAAATCGAAAGACTGAAAAACGCTCTTTCCAAAAGTAACTCGGAAGCGGCTGATTTCAAGAAGCAGTTGAGAGAAAAAATGTCTGCTGATGAACTCAAGGCTAAAGAGGATGCGGAAAAGCAAGAGAAGTTGCAGAACGATTACGATGCACTTGTGAAAAAGGTCACTATTTCTGAAAACAAAGCGAAACTGTTGGCTCTCGGTTATGAGGACAAACTTGCAACCGAAACCGCAGAAGCAATGGCGAATGGTGAACTTGACAAGGTGTTTGCTAATCAGAAAAAGCATCTTGAAGCGGTAGAAAAGAAAATCCGTCAGGATATTCTGAAAGATACCCCAAAGCCTGATGGTGGTAATTCAGGTGCTACTATCACAAAAGAACAGTTTGATGCTATGGGTTATACTGAAAGACTCAAAGTATTCAATGAAAACCCGGAAATTTACAAAGAATATACAGGAGGTAATGAATAATGGCTCTTATGACTAACGCTACTCAGTTGACTAACCTGTTCAATCCTCAGGTTGTGGCTGACCTTATTGACAAGAAGTTGGTGGATGCAATCAGATTTGCACCTCTCGCAAGAATTGACACTACCCTCGTTGGTAGACCCGGCTCTACTATCACTCTCCCCTCTTACGCTTATATTGGTGATGCTACTGATGTGGCTGAGGGTGCTGACATTCCTATCGGTCAGTTGACCGAAAGTACCGTTTCTGCAACGGTTAAGAAAGTCGGCAGAGGTGTTCAGTTGACCGATGAAGCAGTTCTTTCCGGCTACGGTGACCCTGTTGGTGAAGCAGTAACTCAAATTCAGACCGCTATCGCTTCTAAGGTGGATGCAGATGTTCTCGCAGTTCTCGATGGCATTGCAGGCACTATGACTCATACTTGCTCTGCTCGTGCTACTGCTGACGATATTGCAGATGCTCTTGTGAAGTTTGGCGAGGATATTGAGGGAGAAAAGGTATTCCTTTGTTCTCCTGCTACCTACGCAGGTCTGCGTAAGGCTGACGATTGGTGTCCTGCTTCTGAAATTGCGGCAAACCTTGTTATCAAGGGTGCGGTTGGTATGGTACACGGTTGTCAGGTAGTTGTTTCTAACAAACTTACTGACGGTTGCTATATCGTTAAGCCCGGTGCTCTCGCTATCTATATGAAGCGTGACACTATGGTGGAAACTGACCGTGACATTGTTAATAAGTCCACCGTAATGACTGCTGATAAGCACTATGTGGCTTATCTGTATGATGCTTCTAAGGCTATCAAGATGACTGAGGTTGCTTAATGAGTATGCTTTTAAGGAAGCACTTAACCTCTACGCCTATTGTCACGGATAAGCCTAACGAGGTTAAGACTGATAGCACACCTAAATCTGAAAAGAAGCCTACAAAGGTGCAAAAACCTAAAGCGGAGTCTGCAAATGACTAAAAAGGAGGTACACGGTTATGACGGATGCTGAGAAACTGACTATGCTAAAGGCTTTGGTCGGAGAGAATGACACTGCTCAGGACACGGCATTGTCCGTGTACCTCTCTTTGGCTCAAAGCAAGATTTTGAACAGAGCCTATCCGTATGATAAGACAAAGACGGTTGTTCCTGCTCAGTATGAGATATTGCAGTGCGAAATCGCCGCTTATCTTTGGAACAAACGAGGTGCGGAGGGTCAGACCTCTCACTCGGAAAATGGTATTTCTCGCTCTTATGAGAATGGAGATGTGCCTGAGTCAATGTTGAGTGCCATTACCCCTCACTGCGGCGTACTAACGAGCGAGGTGACGGAGTAATGAGATGTATGGATAGGAACAAAATTCCGTTCTATTATGCACTGTACGATACAAAGGTAGAAATTGAGGACGATTACGGAAATAAGACAGGTCAGTATGAACTATCTTATGGTAACCCCATCAGGTGTAAGGCAAATATTTCAGCCGCTATGGGTGAAACGCAAAGCCGACAGTTTGGAGATAGCATTTCATACGATAAAGTCTTTGTACTCGATGAGCCTAACACGGCTATTGATGAGTATTCAGTCCTGTGGATTGATACCGTACCTCAGATTAAAGCCGATGGAACTACCGATACCCCTCACGATTACATAGTGAAAAAGGTTGCTCGGAGTCTTAATAGCGTTTCCATTGCGGTAAGCAAGGTGAATGTTCGATGAGTAAAAAGGTCATCTCAATCGGTCTGAACTCAAAGGACATAAATCGTGCTATTAAGGAAATCGAACAATACAAATTGGAATTGCGAAAGAAGTTGGAGGAATGTCGCAAACGCATAGCGGAAGCGATTGCTTCTACTGCTCAAAGCAATTTCAATAGTGCCGGAATAAATGACCTCCCTCAAGGCGGTATTCAAAGGTCGGCAGATGTAACTGTGAGAGTTGATGAGCAAGGTACTATGACTGTTATCGTAGCAGATGGCGAGGATGCCGTTTGGTGCGAGTTCGGTGCAGGTGTGTATCATAACGGCTCGGTAGGTAGTTCGCCTAACCCTTACGGAGCAGACCTCGGTCTAACGATAGGTAGTTACGGTAAAGGGTATGGTAAATCAAAGGCGTGGGGCTACTACGATGAAAGCGGCAATCTCGTGATTACTCGTGGTACTCCTGCGACAATGCCAATGTATAGTGCAGTACAATCGGTAACAAAACAAGCAATCGAAATAGCAAGGGAGGTGTTCGGATGATTGATTGCGAAAATGAAATTTTCAATATTGTGGCAACGGAAACGAGAGCCGAATATCCGAACATTTATATGATTGGAGAATATGTAAAATCTCCGTCCTCGTTCCCTTGTGCATCTCTTGTTGAAATGGATAGTTCAGCCTACAGAAACACTCAGTCGAGTTCCGAAATGGAAAATCACGCTGAGGTGATGTATGAGTTGAATGTCTATTCTAACAAGGCAAAAGGTAAAAAAGCAGAATGTAAGGAAATTGCGGCGTTCATTGACAGTAAAATGTCTGCACTTGGATTTACTCGCATAATGCTGACACCTATCCCCAATATGGATGATGCCACTATTTATCGTATGACAGGTAGATATAAAGCACTCATCTCAAAAAACAATGAAATTTTTAGGAGGTAAAATACTATGGCTATTTCTACTTATAAGATTTTCCTTATGAAAAAGGGAACAGGCGATACTTACGAAAAGTTGGTAGACATTAAGGATTTCCCTGACCTCGGCGGCTCGCCTGAAATGCTTGAAACTACTACTCTCTCTGATGGTATGCAGACTTATATTCCCGGTATTCAGAGCCTTGATGCTCTCGAATTTACTGCGAATTATACTAAGGAGGACTTCACTAAACTCAAGGCTCTTGAGGGTCAGAACACCGATTTTGCAGTTTGGTTTGGCGGTACTGTGTCCGGCAATTCCGTAACTCCTACCGGCACTGATGGCAAGTTCCTCTTTAGCGGTGCGTTGTCTGTATTCCCTGTCGGTGGTGGTGTAAATGAGGTAGTTGATATGACTATCACTATCGCTCCGTCTACGCCTATTGCCGTTGGTGAATAATCAGAGGGAGGGAATAAATTATGAACAAGCAGTTGCGTTTTAATTATCAGGACAAGGAATATTGTCTTGAGTACACTCGCAAGAGTGTTGAACAGATGGAAAAGAGTGGCTTTGTGGCATCCGATATTAAGGATAAGCCTATGACTACTCTCCCTGCTCTTTTTGCAGGTGCATTTCTCGCTAACCATCGTTTTGTCAAGCAGGAGGTCATTGATGATATTTATTCTAAGATGACTAACAAGGGCGATTTGATTGGTAAGTTGGCAGAGATGTATAACGAGCCGATTATGGCACTTGTTGACGAGCCTGAGGAAGCAGAGGGAAACTTGGATTGGACGGCAAGTTGGTAAGTGGCTCGCCGTCTGCCACTGAGGGGGGCGAGCAATCTATGGCTCGTTCCCCTTTTTCCACTTACACAGAAAAATTCTATGAGGTGTTTCCGTATTATCTCGCCATTGGTATGACCTATGAGCAGTTTTGGGAGGGTGACCCTACTCTCACTATTTATTATAGGAAAGCCGATGAGATAAGAAACGAAAAGCGTAATCAGGAGTTGTGGTTACAAGGGTTATATATTTATGAAGCAATTTGTGATGTATCTCCCATTCTACACGCCTTTGCTAAAAAGGGTGCTAAACCTCATCCTTATACCACTACCCCATATCCTCTCACAGTAAAAGAGCGTACTCGTATTGCTGAGGAAAAGGAACGCAAGGTAGCCGAAAAGGGTAAAAAGATGATGGAAGCATTTATGGCGGCAAACAATAAACGCTTTGCGGAGAAACCTCAACCTTAACACAAGGAGGTGAACGCAATGTCCACTACAATCGAGTCTTTGGAACTTGAACTGAAAAGCAGTTCTCAAAGTGCAGAAAGCGGTCTTGATGCCCTGACTCGTTCTCTTGAAAAATTAAAAAAGGCTACGAGTGGCGGCGTTGGGCTTACTTCGGTAGCAAAACAGGTTAGTGCGTTATCGTCTGCCGCAAAGGGACTAAACGGCTCAGACCTTAGTGGTTTGGAAAAGGCGGTCAGCGTTCTCACTAACTTGGGAGGTGTCAAGATTTCCTCCACCGTTGCAAACGGTATTACCAATATCGGTACTGCCGTAAAAAGTCTTGGAACGATTGATTATTCCCCTATATCCGAAATGGTTAAGGGGTTAGAGCCGTTGACACAGATGGCATCCGCAAAAGGCTTTACCTCTGCGGTAAATGGTCTGAAAAAGTTGCCGGAAGTGTTCAATTCTCTGAATGGTATGGATATGGGTGCGTTTGCATCCAAAATGACAGAAGTAGCCACTGCTATGAAACCGCTTGCCGATGAAATGGAAAAGGTTTCTAATGGTTTCTCTGCTTTTCCTGCTAAAATTCAGAGATTGCTGAATAGTACGAATAGTCTGTCGGCGGCAAACAATAAACTTGGCTCGTCCTACATCAATATATGGGCGAAATTCAGGATGGCGTACAATGCGGTCAAGATGATTGGTACTAAGATTGCATCGGCAATTAAGGCTATGAATGACTACATTGAGAACATCAACCTGTTTAACGCTTCTATGGGTGATTTTGCAAGTGAAGCACAGGAGTACGCTGAAACTGTCGGTGAAATAATGGGTATTGACCCCGGTGAGTGGATGCGTAATCAAGGTGTATTTATGACACTTGCAACAGGCTTTGGTGTCGTAAGTGACAGAGCCTATACGATGAGTAAAAACCTGACACAGTTGGGCTATGACTTGTCCTCGTTCTTTAATATTAGTTTCGAGGATGCTATGCAGAAATTGCAGTCAGGTATCTCAGGCGAACTTGAGCCGCTTCGTAGACTCGGTTACGACCTCTCTCAAGCAAGATTGGAAGCGGTTGCTCTCAGTCTTGGCATTGATAAGGCAGTATCGAGTATGACTCAGGCAGAAAAGGCTGAGTTGCGTTATTACGCTATTATGACTCAGGTAACTACTGCTCAAGGCGATATGGCTCGTACTCTTAATGCCCCTGCCAATCAGTTGCGTATTCTTTCCGCACAGTTTAATCAGGCGGCTCGTGCTATCGGTAGTATTTTCATTCCTGCCCTTAATGCAATTTTGCCGTATGCGATTGCCGTAGCAAAGGTAATTCGCTATGTCGCAAGTGCTATTGCAAGTCTGTTCGGTTTTGAAATGCCTGAGGTCGATTACTCAGGTATCAGTTCCGTAGCAGGTGGTGCAGAGGATGCTTCTACTGCTCTCGATGATGCGGCTGAGTCTGCTAAGAAACTGCAAAAGTATACGATGGGATTTGATGAACTGAATGTCATTGACCCCAATTCAGGCGGCGGTGGCGGTGGTGCTGACGGCTTAGGTGGAACAGGATTTGATTTTGAACTACCTGAGTATGACTTCCTCGGTGACCTCACCGAAAGTCGTGTCGCACAAATCGTAGACGAGATGATGGAATGGCTCGGTCTTACAGGAGAAATCAATAGTTGGGCTGACTTTTTCAATACTCGTCTTGGCAAAATCCTCATCCTCGTAGGTGAAATTGGAGCAGGTATTGCTCTGTGGAAATTGTCTAAGGGATTGCTTGACGGTCTGTTGTACTTAGAAAAACTGAGAACGGCAGGACTCACCATTCCTATGACGATTGTCTTAGGTGCGACACTTGCTATCACAGGTTTCACTATCGAATTTACAGGCGTTATAGATGCTATCAAAACCGAACTCACAGGCTTTAATTTCGCAGAGATTATCTTGGGTGGTTTAACCGGCACAGGTGGCTTGGCTCTACTCGGTAAAGGTATCGCCGCTTGGATTTCAACGGCGTTTGCTGATAGTGCTATCGCAGGTGCTATTGCTACGGCAGGTACAAATCTCGGCGGTCTTAGTGCAGGTGCAGTCGGTGCGGCGATAGGAGCAGGTATTGGTGGTATTATCCTCGGTATTCCTGCAATGTTCGTTGGTATTTGGGATGCTTGTAAAAACGGTATTGATTGGCTGAGTGGTCTGCTTGTTCCGGCAGGTGGTGCGGCGGCAGGTGCAGGTATCGGTGCAATTTGTGCGGCGGCAGGTACGGCTATCACTCCCGGTATTGGTACATTGATTGGCTTGGCAGTCGGTCTTGTAATTGATGGTATCATTCTTGTCATTCAGTATTGGGATGAAATCACTGCTTTCCTGAGTAATTTCTTTACCGTTACAGTACCCGGCTTGTGGAATGATTTTGTGTCTTGGCTCAAAAACATTCCTGCGGCACTCGGTGAGTTCTTTGGCTCTCTGCCCGGCAAGATTTCTGAATGGTTTGACAAAATGTGGCAACCTATCAGAGATTACGATTGGGCAGGACTCGGATATAACATCGGTCAATGGTTTGGTAACGCCGTTAAGAGTGCGATTGACTTCGTGACGGTAACCATTCCCACTTGGTTGGAAAATATGTGGAACACCATTAAGACGGCGTTTACTACATTTTTCACCGTTACCTTACCTAATTTCTTTACAGTCACTCTACCTCAGGCGTTCCGCACCGTTGTGGATTTCGTTAAGGGACTCCCTGAAATGCTTTGGAACGCTATTCAGACAGGTTGGAATTGGCTCGTTGATATGGGTAAATCCATTGTCGATGGTATTTGGGAGGGCTTACAGACAGTTTGGCAAGCCATCAAGGATTTCGTTGGCGGTTTCATTCAGGGCTTTAAGGATGCTCTCGGTATTCATTCTCCGTCTACAGTATTTTGCGATATTGGTCTTGACCTCATTGCAGGTCTTTGGGAGGGTATCAAAAATGCTTGGACGAGTATTACCACATTCTTTACGGATGCGTTTAATAACCTCAAGACATTTTTCTACAATGCTTGGGAGAACATTAAATCGACAACCTCTACGGTGTGGACGAATATCAAGACTACTCTCTCAAGCACTTGGGACGGCTTAAAAACCTCGGCAAGTACCACTTGGAATAATATGAAATCCACCATCAGCACGGCTTGGAGCAATATCAAAACCAATACGAGTACGGTATGGTCTAATGTGAAGTCTACGCTGACTACTAATTGGAATAATCTAAAATCCAATGCAAGTACCACTTGGAATAATATGAAAACTACGATTAGCACTGCGTGGAGTAATATTAGCACTAATACCTCTACCACTTGGACGAATATTAAATCCTCGCTTTCAACCGCATTTAACAACATTAAAACCAATGCGACTAATGTGTTTACTTCTATGAAAAACACAATCAAGGGTATTTGGGATAGCCTTTGGGGGTCTATCAAGGGCGTTATCAATTCGATAATCGGCGGTGTTGAAAAAATGGCAAACGGTGTCATCAATGGTATCAACACTATGATTAGAGCGTTGAATAACCTCAGTTTTGATATTCCTGATTGGGTGCCGGGTCTTGGCGGTAAGACTTTCGGTTTTAATCTCAGAACGCTCTCTACAATTTCCATCCCTCGTCTTGCTGAGGGTGGTTTCCCTGACACCGGGCAGATGTTCATTGCACGAGAAGCCGGTGCGGAAATGGTCGGTACAATCGGTAGACGAACTGCCGTTGCAAACAACGACCAAATTGTAGCAGGTATTGCAAGTGGTGTCGCAGAAGCCAACGGTGAACAGACGGCTCTCCTGAAAGAGCAGAACTCCTTACTCAGAGCATTGCTCGAAAAGGAAAGCGGTGTGTATCTCGATGGTAAAAACCTCACTAAGAGCGTTGAGAAGTATCAGCGTGAAAGAGGTAGAGTGCTTATTACAGGAGGTGTTGTCTAATGGTATTTAGAGCGTTGGTGTCCGTAGGAAACTACGATTTCCCTGAGCCGTCTGCATATAGCGGCAACACCTCTACTTTGGTAGACTCGGCAAGAAACGCACAGGGCGTAATGATTGGGGCAGTTCTGAGAGATGATGTGGCGAAAGTCGAAATCTCTTGGAAATACCTCACCGTAGAACAATGGGCGAGAGTACAGAAGTGCTTTAGACAGAGTTCAGGTGGTAAATTCATCAACCTTGTCAGTTTTTTCGACCAAAGTGTTGGTGGTTGGGTAACCAAAGAAATGTATGTAAGCGATAGAAAATCAGGAATGTGGCGGCGTGACCCTGAGAACGGAGATATTCTCGGTTGGACGGATTGTGCATTGTCACTCGTAGAGGTGTAAAGGAGGTGTAGATTATGCAGAATGTTTCGCAAGCGTGGAAAGACAATCAAAGCAGAACACTCGTAAATGAGAGTTTTGTAGAAGTGTCTTTGGATATTGCTGACCCTGATGCTCTTGCGGATGCTTCGTCTGCTGACAATGGTGCGGTCTACATCTCCGATACCCCTCAAATCGTGAGTGAGGTCGATAAGTCTATTATCCCTTATTTCACTCTCGAACAAAATTTATGGGTGTTGGATGGTAGCAGAAAAGCCATTCCTCTCTCTAATTTCGGTGACTGCGGTTTCATCGGTGATGTTCTTAGCGGTGATAACTGCGGTTTCAATGATAAAGCCCCCCTTGTAACAGTACATTTCACGGAGGTGCATCATAACATCATCCCTGCGATTACTGTTACTTGGGGTACGGCTTATAACGAGTTTGCTGAGGATTTTGTCGTAACTGCCTATAACGGCGATACCGTTGTAGCAGAAAAAGAGGTACTTGGAAACAAATCCGTAAAATCCGTAGTCGAGGTCGATATTGTAGACTATGACCGAATTACAATCAAAGTCCTTAGATGGTGCTTACCTTGCCGCAGAGCGAGAATTGAGGAAATCTTTGTCGGTATGAATAAAATCTATTCCAAAACAGAATTGTTTGGATATAGTCATACTCAGACCGTTGACCCCATTTCCACATCTCTACCTAAGGCTGAGGTATCGTTTTCCATCGACAATACGGATAATGCGTACAATCCCCATAATACAGGCGGTATGTCTAAGTATCTGATGGAACGGCAGGAAATCAAAACTCGTTATGGCTACAAATTCGATGACGGTAGTATCGAGTGGATAAAGGGCGGTACATTTTATCTTTCGGAATGGGATGCGGCTCAGAATGGTATGCAAGCCGATTTTACGGCTCGTGACCTGCTTGAGTTTATGTCAGCCACATTCTACAAGGGCTTGTATAATGCAAGCGGTGTAACACTCTACTCCCTCGCTCTACAGTTATTGGAGGAAGCCGATTTACCTCTAAATAATGATGGAACGGTTAAATGGGTACTCGATAATTCGTTGAAAAACATCTACACTACCGCACCTCTCCCTGTTGATACTCTTGCAAATAATTTACAGTTAATTGCAAACGCCGCAGGTTGTGTGTTGTATCAAGATAGAGGTGGTACGCTTCACATCGAGCCGATTAACAATACCGTAACCGATTACGCAATTACGCTCCAAAACAGTTTTTCAAAATCCGATATTACTTTGTCTAAGCCTTTGAAGCAGGTCAATGTTTCGGCTTATCAGTATTTTGAGGATGGAGAAACCACGGAATTGTATAAGGGTGTATTGTCACTTAGCGGAACTACGGAATTGTGGATTGCCTACTCCGATATGGCATATTCTGCGAGTGCGACAGTATCAGGCGGTACGCTTGTTTCGGCGGTGTACTATACCAATGCTTGTAAACTCACGATTACGGCAAGTGGTAGCGTAACGGTATTGATTGAGGGTGTTATCCTAAAATCCTCTAAAACCGATGTTGTAACGGCAAGTGGTCTGACCGGCGAAACACTAACGGTTGACAATCCGTTGGTTACGGACAGAAACAGAGCCGTGACACTCGGTGCGTGGATGGAGAGTTATCTGAAAAATCGTATGACCCTTACATCGTCTTGGAGGGCTGACCCTCGTCTTGATGCACTTGATATTGTTACTAATACAAATGAGTACAATACCAACAATGTGCGTATGACAGAGGTCGAATATGATTACAACGGAGCGTTTCACGGCTCAGGAGAGGGGAGGGTGATATAAATGGCAGTTTGGATTGACCCGGTATTCGACAGAACACAAGAGGATGTCGAGTTTGCATTACAAAAAATTGCAGAATGGGTACTCGGTGATATTACAGGCAATCCGCTTGTGGTGTATGACCTAAAGGGGTGCTTGAATGTTTCTGACATCAACCGTATCGAGGGCAATGTGGCGTATCTTGCTAACGAATTGTCGAGATTACATTACCCCCCTGACACCTCCGTGAAATCGTGGACTGCGGCAGGTATGCCTAATGAACAAGATATTAGTCGTATTCTTTACAATGTGAGAGCATTGATTACGGCTTATTATCAACAGGATATAGCCCCTGATGTACCTGAGCATTTACTTGGGTATAACGAGGTTAATGCCGTTGAACGAAACCTGAGCCTGATTAAAGAACTGCTCGATTGTATGGTAGGCTCGTTCAGAAAATCAGGTACATTCAAATCAGGACAAACAACATTTCTACCAATAAGGAGGTAAACGGTATGGCTTATATAGCGAGAGAAATTAAAGACCGTGTTGCCATCGGTGATGATTGCTTTTTTATGGAGGAATTAGAGGATGGTCGCATTATGCTGACTCCTGCTCCTGAAAGCATTACTGAGCCGGGTACGGATATTAACAAGGCTCTCTTACAGTTGATTGAGGATAGAGTCGTATGGCTTATGAACAGAGTTTTTAACGACATTACGGCAAATCCTTTTAATCTCACCTTTGATACCCTTGACGGACTCACTGTAACAGGTGTGTGGAACACCTCTCTGAGCCGTATTGAATGTTAAGATGGTAACACAAAACGATAGACAATCCCCATCGGAGATGAATGTAATTACAAAGGCGAAAGACCTCTGTAAGCATAGTAGAAATCTCCTGAGAAACGAAAAACATTATCCTAAGCGAGAGCGTTTTCAGTTGGTAGCAGACATCTATCAATGCTCTATGACAATCGTAATGAAACTCATAGCGGCGAATGATATGTTACTGACCGTTGAGGAACAGAAACATCTCCGTTTACTCTATCAACAGGAAGCCTTAACCGCTTGTAAACAGTTGTTATTCCTTATAGAGATTTCCTTTGATGACAAATACATAAGCAGTGATACCTGCATTTATTGGTCGAAAATGGTAATTGATGTAAGAAATATGACTGCGGCTTGGCATAGGAAAGATTTGAGTCGATAAGGCTCTTATCATTGGGTATATTCTGTAGGTCTTTGCACTCCTAACTACTCGAACTCCAACAATGCTCGCAATGTCAATACTGACGGTACTCTGAATAACAACAATGCGTACAACGGTAACAATGGCGTTCGCCCTGCTCTGATGGAACTTGTGACTGAGTAACCTTATGGCGAAAACGGAAAACCATCTATCAAAGGAGAATATATCCATCCTCGAAAGAGGTAAACACACGATTGTCGATGTTGAGCCTTTGGATAACTAACGGTAAGACTATATACGGCAAGGAGATTTTATAAATGTATTACGAGCGAATATATGATTTCGACAACCTTTATAAAGCGTTTCTATTGGCTCGTAGAGGTAAAAGGTGGAAACACGCCGTGGCAAAATTCGAGGTCAATTTGGTGGAAAACCTCATCCGTTTACAAGATGAGTTGAAATCAAAGACCTATAAGCCCGGAGAATATTACACTTTCAAGGTCTATGAGCCGAAAGAACGAGATGTAATGACAAATGCGTTTCGTGATAAAGTTGTTCAACATAGTTTGTGTGATAACGCTTTAGAGCCGTTGACAATCAAGCATTTAATCTTGGATAATGCGGCATCTCAGCGTGGTAAAGGTACACACTTTGCGTTGGATAGGCTTGAAAACGCAATGCATAGTTTTTACAGACGGTATGGCACAAAGGGTTGGGTGCTGAAATGTGATATACGCAAGTATTTTTATAGCATCCCTCACGATTATCTAAAGCAGGTATTAAGACCATTGATACCTGAGGATGATTTATGGTGGTTAATCTGTATGATAATTGACTCCACCGATGACCCCGGTATTCCAATCGGAAATCAAAGTAGTCAGTTACTTGCGGTGTTGGCTTTAAGCCCTTTAGACCACTTTATAAAGGAAAAACTACAGATTAAGTATTATGGACGGTATCAGGATGACTTTTATCTTATCCATCACGACAAAGAGTATTTGAAACAATGCTTGAGGGATATTCAGAGTTTCTTGAAACCGAAAGATATGGTACTTAATCAGAAAACTCAGATATTTCCTCTCAAGAACGGACTTGATTTTCTCGGATTTCATTTTTATCTGACGGAAAGCGGTAAAGTCGTAAGAAAATTACGGCATCGTAGTAAGACGAAAATGGTAAAGAAACTGAGAAAATTCCGAAAATTACTTGATGAGGGTAATATCTCGATGGAAACCATCAACCAATCATATCAATCTTGGAGAGGTCACGCCAAACACGGCGATTGCTACCATCTAATGAGTGATATGGATAGGTTGTATCATTCATTATTTAATAAAAAGGAGGAAACACAAAATGGCACAGAGTCTATCTAACCTCGCCGTTGGTGCAAAAGTAAAGTTCGGTAAATACTCCGTCAATGGCGAAACTGCTCAGGATTTGGTGTGGATAATTGCGGCGAAAGCACATAGTTGTACCCCTGCTTATCCTACAAATTCTATTACACTCTTGGCTGAGAAAATCCTTGACCTGAGGTGCTTCGATGCAAAAGAGCCTAATAGTAGTGACTCCAACCGAAAGTCCTACGGTAATAACCGATATAGTGTATCGAATATCGACCAATGGCTCAACAAAGACTCGGCGGCAAACTCTTGGTATGTTGCCGCACATAGTACAGACCAATCCCCTAATACTTCCGATTATTGCGGTGGATATGGTACACAGTATGCGGCTCGCCCCGGATTTCTCAATGCGTTTAGCACAGAGGAAAAGAACGCTATTCAGACTACTACAATCAGAGTGGTGAAACCCTCTGTAGACGGTGGCTCTTATGAGGACATCTCTCGTAAGATTTTTCTACCCTCTACTACTGAGGTAGGTCTTGCAAACGAAAATAGTACCGCTGAGGGTAAGGTTTGGGCGTATTTCAGTAATGGCGGTAGCAGAGTTTGTACGATGTCTACTCAGGGATATAACAACACTCCGTCCTCAAGTAAACCGTCATCGGCTACTACGGCGTGGTATTGGTGGTTACGCACTCCTTACCACT